AACCAATCATCATAACGCTCTGAAATAGCATAATCAATCAAATCCTGAAGTTCGATTATATGCTCATTCCTTACATAGTCTATCATTTCCCTGATTATGCTGTACCTCTCCGAAGAGGTAGGACGTAACAACTCTTGTAAATCAACACCGCCATATGCTCTTATATCCTCAATTTTATAATGTGCTTTATCTGGATTATCCAAGTGAGCCATATAACGCACCATAGCTTTTGCATTATGACATCTTTCAGGCCTTGGACTGTTTATCTGATCCGTAACCTCTTTTACTTGATCGTAAGACTTTACACCGCCAAACATCAGCAAAACGTGCCAATGTGGCTTTTTAAGTTCTCCAGTTGCATTTTTATCCTGATCATGCAACGGACTTATAATAAACTCTATGTGCATATCATTAAGAATATCTACCCAATTCTCTGGAGCACTTTCTGGATATACTATGCAAGTCCAGTTTCTTGTCCTAGTTTCTTTCTTTCTCTTTGTTTCTGCCATGTGAATAATAACCTCCGCTTCCTTTATATATTATTTTTCAAGAGGTCATGGCAGGGCAAAGTTCAAAGAACTTCTTGCCCTGCCTGATCCATCCATGACGGCCGTTTGAACCCTTTCTTTGAATACTTTTCGATCTTCTTAAGTGTATCGAATGAATCGCGAATCTGATCCGTATGCACGAAGAAATAGAACCCGCAGTATTTTTTGAACTTCTGTTTTTCGTTATCCCACCAAATTGCCTTTGTTTTTCTTACTATCGTAAGGCAACCGAACAATGTCATGGGAAGATAAATATATGTCGCTTGCTCTCTGATCGGCTTGGCTATCCTTGAAAATACTTGAGCGGTCCCGACGATTGCCTTTCTTTGCTTCCTCTGCTGTGAAATCTCTGTTATCATTTCAGGCGGGAAATTCTTGCTATCGAGCGAACTGAACCATGTTTGAATCTCATCAATTACCTCCACTGTTCCATATTCTCCGTTTTTATGTTCCATTATTTCCTTCCAGTGGTTTATCTGGCCATCTTCACCCTTCAAACACATGTTGGTGTATATCTGCATTTTTGGGTATCTCTGCTGCCATCTCTGAATCATTTCAACCAATGCAGTGGTTTTCCCTGAACCTTGTTCACCGCAGAATAAGTGCAACCCATGTTCCATAAATGCCAATGGATCTCTGTTATATATGTCCAATGCCAAACGCTTGGGAAACTGTATGAAAAGCCTTTTCAGGATACCGTCACGCTTTACAGTTGGTACTTTACCCTTTAACTTATATCCCTTCGCTCCAAAGTAAATAAAATTAATCAATAAAGCAATTAACAAAAGCAAAACAATTGCAATGAATGGCGAAAATATCCAAAAAATAACCTCAAGCACTTTCAACATAAAACCTCATTCCTTTCATTAAGTAAATGGTAAGGCATCCCATAGCCTTTGGATGATCTTCCAGATCAAATGGAAGTTCGTAACTGCAAACCAAATTCCAAGCATTATAAAGAAGTCTCCAATAGGCAGTATATAACCTATTCCATAGATCCAATTCATAAAAGTCGTTACTATATCGGCTGGTATTCCCGCGTTAATTTGTGGCAACAATGACAAAACACCTTTAAGAGCCCCAACAATAAGCGATATTAAACCTTCTAATATCACAGTAACACCCCCTTAATAGATCACTTGTGGCAATCTCTTATACATCTTTATTATGAATGGAATCCAAAGGAAAATGCGTATCAATGTTTTAATAAATGGAACATAAGGATCTATTGGAGTAAAGTTTATAACTTGGACAGTTTGACCGCCCCATTTGCTTGGAAGTTCCATTGTAAATGTTGGAGACGTGCTATTTATGCTTTGACTTTGTGCTTCTGTAATAGAATCAAATATTCCTGTGAATGTTCCAATTATAGGCAATCTATCGTCTAAAACACCTTTAAGTTCATCAAACTTTCCAGTTATAAAACCATCCGAAGGAATAAAAGCTATTTTAAGAAAAAAGTTTTCATGAAACGGATTCAAGTAATTAAGTATTTCACCTAATGTACTGAATAAATTATTAAACCATCCTCCAATAGATTCAGCTAGTCCATTAATATCATCAATCAAATCAGTAAACCACTGACCAATACTATTACCTAGATCGGTAAACCACTGACCAATACTATTACCTATATCGGAAAACCATTGACCAATATCATCAAACCACGAACCAAGAGAATCTATTAAATTTGTAAAAAAGTCACCGATCCCAGTAATGAAATTATTAAAGCCATCAGCTAATGCGTTAATTGGCGTCGCAAGAACGCCCAACCCTTCCGAAATGAGATTCCCAATATCAGCAAGCCAACCAGCGGGATCAAACCATCCAAAATAATCGTCCAAACCATCCCAAAATCCGTTTTCTGTGCTGTCTGGTATAACGCTGACACTTTGGGACGCGTAAAAAAAAACCCTGATCCATCTGTATATGCTATATCATGACTTGCCGCATATATATGATTAATATTATAAGTTACACTTGATAATCCTTCTGAATAATAATTCCAGTAACTATCTGTTAAATCATACACTCTATATCCACCAGTTATAAGTATCTGTGTTCCAGCATTCGGTGCTTCCATTGGATTTAGGGAAGTAAGTAATAAAATAGCACCCCATCTTGCCTCAACTACCGCCCAATAATTATAAGCCCCATATGGCGGGTCTGGTATAGGAATATCAGCAAACACCGCTACAGGCATAAGCAAAACAGCTATGAGTAAAAAAATTGCAATGATTTTTTTCTTTCTCATTGTTTGTAATCTCCTTTCTAAAAAATAAGGAGGGTTCGCCCTCCTTATTTATGAGAAATAATTTTAAGGTTTACGCACCTTTAAGCGTGCCTTTGATAAATGAGAGACCCTTCCTGAATGCTATAAATCCAATAATCACAGGAAGCACTACAGGAATAAGAGCGACTACCTCATCAAGCACAGCGGTCAGATCAACACCTGTCAAATCAATCACCAAAGCCTACCTCCTTCCCTCTAAATTCCACCAAAAAATACACCGCCAAAAAGCCTATATAAAACCGTTACAACCTTCCAAAGTAAAAAGGCCACGGCGATATACAACAAATACTGCAAACCTTGTTCAATGTTTATCAAATGCGTTATAATTTCCGAGTCTACGGAAGCCATTTGATTAAGCAAAAATTCTAATGCTTCAATTTCCATCTTCTTCACCAACGAACTTGGCAACTAAAGAAACATTGCCCTTTTTATTGACCCACGGGAAAACATCACAAAGAAATGTTGCTTCTTCCTGATCGTCAAAGTTGTAAGCAATTTCAGGGGGTACGTCGCTTATACGCACCAAATTACTTTTGCCCTTCTGGTATAAATCAACAACAGCCTTTTCCCCCTTGTAATCGTCACGGACATTCATCACTCTACCAGTTACTACACAATACATAACAAAAACCTCCTAAAAATATAATATATTTTACTAACCTGATTTTATAGTATTAAAAAACATATGTCAAGCATAAAAAATAGTTGTGAACACTGAACACTATAGGGGGGGGTCGTAGTCACCCCCCCTATTTCAACCTACCAAAGCTATATTGTTGTGGATTTGATGGAAAAGTTTATTCTGGCAAGAATCGCTAAGCTTCAGACCATGGACAAAATCATGGATAAGATATGGAAAACCCTAATGGGTTTCCCACACCTTACCCACAATTTTGCCCACAGCCTTCAGCAAGCTTTTCTATGCCATAATAAACTTTACCACAAGCCCCACAACAACTATT